ATAAATTTTTCACTTACTTTTCCCATAGCTTTTTCCTTTCTATGTAAAGAGATATGATGTCCTCGAAGTTATCTGGCTTTCGAGGTGGTACTGTGCTGTAAATGTTGTAGGCTTCAAAGCATCTATTCTCGTTGTAAACTTTTTCGCTGAGTCTTTGGCATTCTCTTGCTGACTCGAGGTCGATGGTAAGCATGAGAATAACTGTGTGTGTCATTTTTGTAATCATATTCTGTGCTTTCTTTATCTGCTAGGAGGTCAGGCAAGCAGAGCAGTATTAGACCCCCTAGCATGTTTTAGGACTTCTTTGGAGAAAGCACGTCCTAAAATGGAATATCATCTGATTCAAGTTCATTGTCAACAGATGATTGTTCTTGTTCAAGCTTTGGTGATAGCTTAAGAGATAGCATAGTGCCGTATGAGCCTTGCTTGACCCAAGCAGCAACTCGACTATTATCAGATGGTAAGTCAATCTGACCAGTAAACTGTGGTGCCATACCATTTTGGCTATCATTTTCCCACATTCTACCAATCTTCAAGTAAATATCTCTGACAGTAGAACCATCTTTTGATGATGCTTTGACAACAGCAATTCTATTCTCATTGCCCTTGTCATTGAGTGTTCCAGTACCACTCAGCTCTTCACCATTCGGTTGAAAAACTGCACCAGTATTTGTGTTATCATATTCCATAGTTATCCTTTCTAATTACTTTTCTTGGTTTCTGAAATGTACCAGACTTGCTAGATTCATTGCCGTCATCATCTGTGCTTTCATCTGGCACTAAGTTAAGCAGCCGTTGTAAAATATATCGTGTCATGTAAGTAATGCCACTTCCAATTTGTTGACTGCCTTTCTTAGTATCATCTAAGCAAGTACACTCACTCTCGATGAATGTATCGCTTGGTATGTGTCGCAACTGTATATTGAGTATCGGTGAATTGTGTTCATTCACTTTCATAGTTCCAATACAAATTATGTTTTGCTTTTGTAACTCAGCTTCAATCATAGGTATGATATCTTTTACCTTCATGTACTTGGCATTGAACATTGCATTGCTACCTTCAACTTTTACTTTTTTGAACTCACACTTCATAAGTGCTGTGTATATAGTTTCTTTTGTCATTTCTTTTCTCCACTCATTATATCATAGGCAAGCTGAATTGCTTTCCTAAGTTTGATTGTACGTCTACCAGTCTTCGATACTGATATAATAAGATAGTCATTGAACATCTCGTAAACATCATCAGTAACATGACTAAGCAATCTCTTCTTAGCTTCTTCATGCTTATGTGCTACTTCCATTGTCTTGATGTAATCATGTGTATCATTGGTAAACTCATTACTTGAACTCATACAACGCTGAACCTTTCTGTCGATTGGGATTGAGTTGACCTCTGGTGGGTCTTCAATCCCATCGTTAGTAGGTTTTATTTTCGGTACTACATGGTTGAGCCAAAACTTTTTGACCAGGGACATAATCTTTTCTGCATACAATTCATCGTACTCGATATGGGACTGATGATACTTACTACCATTGCCCTGAATGATTGATATGAATCCACCACAGCAGTTGTATCTATTCCGTATTGGAATCATTTTCATTCTGTGTCTGTGTAAATGCATATAAAATTGTATTTGTGGCATGTACCTTTCAATGACATCTTTGATAGATGTAAATGGATTGGTGTGTTTGCATTCAAGAATCCATTCTCTCTTGTCTTGATGCTGTGTAATCAAGCCATCAAGATTTGCAGCACAAGGAACATGGTCTATCATATAGACTCCAAGGCTTTTGTTTCTCTCAATCATATTCATATCAAGATTATTGCTGTGATTCTTTACAAACCATTCAACATTTAGTTGCTCGGTAGCAATACCAATCTGTACTTGTAAATTATCTGATAGGTCATCAGGTTGTTTCTCTCCAATCTTCTCGAGGTAGAGATTTTCCCAATCACCATTTACTAATCTGACGGCATCACTACCGCCAATGAATGTAGTTCTATCCATGTGCTTTCTCCTTATTTATATGGACATTCTAGTTCCAACTGTGCAACCAGTCAACTACTATTTAGAAGTTTATTCTCAATAGTTTCTTGGTAATGCAATCGGATTTCATACTGCTCTTTTATAAGCGAGTACAACTCAAAGTATGCTGGGAATATTTTGAACTTACGCATCGCAGTATTCAAAGCATAGTGCGTACAATCTGCTGGCATTTTGCATAGCAAATCTTCATACGCATTTGTTTTTAGTTGAACCTCTTCCATCTTGGAATCAAATGGTTTGTGAAAAAGATACTTCCATTTCTCAAGACGATTCTTGATATCATCTGAACGCATTGGAATCATATACCTATCAACTACTTCCAATGCTTCCTGTAACGTAGGTCGAGGTATCTCTAATAGATTATCAATCAAACGTCCTTTGAATCTGAATCCAAGTTCATCAAGTTCCCATACCAGCCTGAGGTTTGCTCTGACTGGTGATGCGAATGCAAGAAGATTTGTTCGTGCAGCTTCTTGATGGTCGATGGATACAATATTATTTTTTGGTTGATTTTTTGTCATGCTCTGCGTACTCCTTTAGTTTTAGTTGTATGTGTTTCTCGATAAGTTTCATCAATTCCGGTAATCGCGTTTCATTGAACTCAAGCAGCCGTTCAATTATTTTTTGTGCTTCCTTTTTAGGGATAGGCATTTTCATATCACAAGACAGCTCAAGTATTTGTTTGAGATTATCAACCATAGTAATATCAAACCCTGAGTGTTCTGCTATGTGATTAGCTTTGATGAATCCATACCATGCTTTGTTTGCTTGGTCTTGAATAAACCATAGTTGTTTGCCAGTACAAACTGGTGTTGTATTTGATGTACCCATAACACCGAACATAAACTTTGATTGCTCTTTCGTGAGCTCTCGATGTTCGTTTATCATTTGGATATAAGAAATAAGTTGTTGTGTTACATTTGTCATATTGAACTCCTGTTGTTAATTATCGTAATGCTCTATTAAACACGCAAAAACATCTTCCCATACTTCATCTCTAATAATGACGCAGTATCTTGGAGAGCCCTTCTTGCGTTTACATACAGCAAGGTCTTTGTCTTCTAGTAAATTAAATACATTAGGGAATTGACTGCTATCTCTGTACTTAACTTCAACTATTAAGCTTTTGCCACCGATATCAACAGTCAAATCCCCTCTGTACTCACCACCTAAACTGCCCGATAGTGGTTGTTTCTTTGTACGTATACCCAAACTATTAAATAATTTTAGAAACCACCTTTCGTGATAGCTTCCTTTTGCTTTACTTTTGCTAACCATGTGTCCTCCTCATAGCATTTGTGACAAATCAAACTGCTTTTATATAGAAAGACAACAAAGTGTTGCGTTTGCTCACCACAAGCATCACACTTTTGCCATGCTCTTTGCTCAATTCCTTTATTTTTTTTGGAGCGTGGCAAGTTGTTCAATAGCCTTTTCAATTTTGATAGCAGTTTCAAATCTTAATTCTGTTCCTTTTAGCTGTCGATAGTATGTTGTCTTTGATAATCCAGCCCAACTAAAAGCCTTGCGTAAGTCTACGTTCTGGTGTTCTGATAACTGCGTAAGCTGCTGAAGATAACTTTTCATAGTCTACATTTTTACCATCTCGTTTTACAATTTGCAAATACATATTGACTAATTTGTTACCACTCTTGGTAATGTAATATCTTCTGGTTGTGCTTGGTGCTTTCTGATTTGCATACAAGCTTCTCAATACAGCATCACAAGGCATTGATATTATTAATCCTAGCTTATGCTCGAGTGCTTGTAAGGTTGTTGACAATGTGCCTTGTTTCATATCAGGCATTTGTTTTTGTAAGTGATGAGATAATACTATCCGTTGTTCTTTTTCCTTTATTAAAAAGTATAATCCTGATAATATTCTTATCTGGTTTTTAGTAATCATATTATATTCCTTATAGTAACTGGGTGGCCTTTTGAGCCACCCATTTTTTTAGATATGAGTTTCTAACTTCTCATACATTTGTGTTGCAACATCTCGTAAGAAATCATCAAGAACTACTGAGTTCATTCCCAATGTTTCAACCATTGATTGTAACTCAGACACTTTCATTTCGTCTAGTGTATCGTTGATAGTATCTTTGATTCTGTCATTGATTGCATTGCTCATTTTTATATGCCTTACCCTTTCTTTATTTATTTTCAATTTACTTTTCTCCATAGTGTTTATTGTGTTGAAGATTGATTGCATCTTCTTCATCAGAATAATGTCTACCAGTTAGTTTTGATACATTTACATCTGGTAGATTATCTTCATTACGAACATCATCTACAAAGTCAAAGCAATCTACAATACGTTCAATAGCATCAGCTACGTTCTGAAACTTCTGTCGATTCATGAAGACTGGGAATCGTACCTCATCTTTTGCCATGTCACGATAGCGTTCATAGTCTTTGCGTAATACATCTTCTAATCTACTGGTCATGTTAGTGTCCCTCCTCTGCCCACTCGTATGGGTCGTTACTGATATTTTCATAGTGTTCTCTTTCTTGCTTGAAGAAAGCTTTTGGTAATGGCAAGTCTTCACCACTGTTAGCTAGGTTGAAGTCAGTAGCTTGCTTGTGTTCTTTCCTGAATCTTTCTTCTAGCCAATACTCTGCCCAGGTCATGTTGCCACTCTGCTTCATTGTAGTAACAATGTTCCAACCATTTTGTTTTAGATTGAAGATGTGAGCAGAGAGTCGCATAGACCCATAATACTTGAGTGCTTCTTTAGGTGAGATGCTGCCGAAGCTTTGAAGATGTTCAATAATCTTGTCTTGTTGACTACTGAATCTATCATTGATTACATTTACTTTTGTATTTGTTCTATCCATTATTTACTCCTTATATATAATTATCTTGGATTGATTTTACTTCCCTATACTCTAACTCATACTTACCTTTGGGAAGGATTGCACACTTCAACAGTTGACGATTCAAATAAAATCGAAACTCTTTGTCACCATTACTATGATTGCGAACTGTTGTTACATGTGTAACGAAGTGATGACTGTTGCTACTCGATGTGCCTACTCGAACTTCAACTTCACCAGTATTCTTTACGCCATAGCTCTTACTACTCTTGTAGATACAAGCTGTAACTTTATTCCAAATAGGATATTGTCTTCCGAACATTTGCTTTCTCCATGTTTAGTTTACTATAAATTATTATGCTCTGCAACTCGTAGGTAAATTAATACAGTAGTTATTTACCTACATACTTACTCCACCATATTTATGACGATACTTTAGTTTGGTTCTGTCATAAATCCGTTTGATATCCATGCAGTATTGAATAGCATCAGATAGATTATCAAAGTACTTCCGATTACAATACTGATGTTCCCATTCCACAACTTTGAATCTACCTTTTGATACAGAATATATCTCAATGTTTCTATCAATGCGTAGACTTGCAACTCTCTTATCGTTTGTTCTATCTAAGATAAAATAATCTGAAGGGAGCTGTAGACGTTTTAGTAAGGGTAATATATCCATTACTTTCTCCTATGTTATCATTAGTAATACAGTTAAACCTGCGAATATAAATACGACTCCAACAATGTCTTCCCATGTGTTCATTGATTCCTCCATAGTATCCATTGAAAGAAAATCATTCCAACTGCGTAAGCTAGAATAAATCCAATTGTTAATTCAAAAATCATTGTGTTCTCCTTTAAATTTACAGCGACTGAATCTCTACAAAAACTTGTACAAGTTACAGCCACGTAGTTCCAAACTTGAACTCCACTCTCTCGTCATTCCCACCCCTCCTTGAAGGGTTTGTGACGTTGTTCAGCTTGACCAAGTATGTATTTGTTTGCGTAGCAAACTAGTTAACCAAGTAAATTTACGTGCGACTAGCACGCAGATAACCGCGAAAAAATAATAAGCTGGCACAAAGTGTATGCCAGCGTTTGTTTTTTCGCGTCCCAGCTTGAGCAGTTTTACTTCATGCTCAGGAAGTAAGGCTGTCTAAACGACAACCTTTGTTGATTTCTGCTTGTTTGCTGGGTCAGGTCGCTGATTGATAAGCTTTCTTGGGTCGATATGATTATCAAGAGTTTTCGTGACCTTTTGGTTGATGCCAAGAGATGCCATTGCCTTTTCAATAGCAGTTTTTGTTTCAGTAAGATTCTCAATGTTTTGAGGTATGTACTGATGGCAAACTCTTTCTAGTTGTCCAAGCTTGTCAGTTGATTGTCCTGTATGTTCACAGTTCTCATACTCGTTCAACCACTCTGTTTGTTTCTTGTCCAAGTTTTCTTTCGACTTGGTGATAGAGTAGTTGACATTTTCAAGTAGTTTGTTCGCTACGTATTCTCTTTGATATGTATCTTTGTAGAAATCAATGATTGTTCCGTAAGCTTCTTGTAGTTTAGTATTTGACATTTTATATTCCTTTCTGATTTTATTAAAATGTGACGGCAGAAGGGCATTGGCAAAGGGCAAAGATACAAATGCTAATTTGTTCCGCGAGGAATTGCCGCTAGGCAAGGGGAAATTAGTATTTGCCAAAGGGTATATCTTTGAACGGCAATGCAATTATGACTAGCATTTTACATAAAACAGAAAGAAGATAGGCAAATACACTACAAGATGCGTCGGAATAATCGTTAGTTAGTAGAGTCAGTAGTATCAGTTAGTGAAATTAAGATATTGACAATGTTTACGAAAGTAAGCATAGAATAACAAGGAAAGGAAAGGCAATGAGTGAACTTACAGGTAACAAGCTTACTGCAAAGCAGAAGAAGTTAGTTGATACGTTAGTAGCAAAAGGATGTAGTATAAAAGATGCAAGTAAAGATGCTGGCTATAGTGAAGGTGAAGCTGGTAGAGTTACTGCTAGCAAGACTTTGAAGCTACCACATGTGCAACAGTATATGATGAGTACGATAGCTGAGAATATAGGACTGAATGCTACGAAAGCACTACAGAGTATAGTGAAGCTAAGTAGCAATGCTAAATCAGAGTATGTGCAATTGGAAGCAAGTAAAGATTTACTAGATAGGGCTGGATACAAAGCAGTAGATAAGGTCATGCATAGTGTGGCAGGAAACATCAAAGTTAGCATAGACCTCACGTGAAAAGCTAGGGCAGTCTGCTGAACTAGTACTGTGACAAACACATGGGGGGTCAAAAACTGGTGTTTGGCACAAGCAAGGGATAGTTCACTAACATTTATGGAGAAAAAAGCTCGATGAAAATATTTACTAACTTAAAGGGATTGATTATGCGTGTTGCTGTGTTAATGTCTAATATATTGAGAAGGAGAAAAGATGGCGAGAACTCCAGCTTGGACAAGGAAAGAAGGGAAGAATCCGAAGGGCGGCTTGAACGCAAAAGGTCGAGCAAGCTACAAGGGAGGAACTCTAAAAGCTCCAGTAAAGTCAGGGGACAACCCAAGAAGAGCAAGCTTTCTAGCGAGAATGGGGGGAATGCGAGGACCGGAAAGGGACTCAAAGGGCAGACCAACAAGACTTCTTCTCAGCCTAAGAGCGTGGGGAGCATCAAGCAAAGCCGACGCAAAACGAAAGGCAGCAGCAATCTCACGAAGAAATAAAGCCAAGAAAAAGAAAGGATAACACTATGCCTATGGGAAAAGGAACTTACGGAAGTAAAAAAGGAAGACCACCAGCGAAGAAGAATGGTTTGACTGCAAAGCAGAAGACTCTTCCTAAACAACTGCAATCAAAAATTATGGCTTCTAAAAAGAAGAAGAAGTAATGGCAGTTAACGCAGCTGGAAACTATACACAGCCAAAGATGAGAGCTGCATTGTTTCGCAGAATCAAGGCTAGTGGTAAAGGTGGAAGACCAGGGCAATGGTCTGCACGAAAGGCACAGATGTTAGCCAAACAATATAAAGCCAAAGGTGGTGGATATACCTAATGGCTTTAGCAAAGAGTCAAAGAAGCCTACGAGCATGGACAAGACAGAAGTGGCGAACCAAGTCTGGTAAACCCTCTCTCAAAACTGGGGAGAGGTATTTACCAGAGTCAGCAATAAAATCTTTATCGGATGCTGAGTATCGAGCAACTACTCGAAAAAAAAGAGCAGCCATGCGTAAGGGCAAACAAGTTTCCAAACAACCAAAGAAGATAGCAAAGAAGACAGCATCACATAGAAAGTTCTCATGAGTTTTATAAACACCCTTAAACCAGAGCATCATAAGTTACTCCGTGAAGTAGTAAGAAAGATACACTTTCAATACTTTGACGAGAAACATACAGCTTCCTTCATTACTAATAAAATGCTAGATAACATGATTGAAGCACAAGGTCAGGAAACAGCAGAAAAAATATTGAAGGCAAGTATAGATAAAGGTCTTAAATAATATGGACTTTTCTTATAAGCCTGACGGAGAAGTCTTAAAAAATTTTATGAAGGATAATAATTTCTTTCGTGGTATTCGAGGTCCAGTTGGTTCTGGTAAATCTGTTGCGTGTTGCGTTGAGGTATTTAGAAGGGCTCTCGAGCAGAAGCCAAATGATGAAGGGATTCGTAAATCTCGTTGGGCTATTATACGAAATACAAACCCACAACTTAGAACGACAACAATAAAGACTTGGCTAGATTGGTTTCCAGAGAATGAGTGGGGAAAGTTTCATTGGTCTGTTCCTTATACACATCACATACAGATAAATGATTTAGACCTTGAGATAATATTTTTAGCATTGGATAGACCAGAAGATGTTAAGAAATTGTTGTCATTAGAACTTACTGGGATATGGATAAACGAAGCAAGAGAAATACCAAAGAGTATTGTTGATGCGTGTACTATGCGTGTTGGTCGATACCCAAGTATGAGAGAGGGTGGGTCTAGTTGGTCAGGTGTTATCTGTGATACTAACGCACCAGAAGAAGACCATTGGTGGGCTATTATGTCAGGTGAAGTTCCGATACCAGACCACATACCTAGAGAGCAAGCAACAATGTTAGTCAAACCTGATAACTGGACTTTTTATACACAGCCAGCAGCAATGAAAGAAAACTTAGGAGAAAAGGGTGAAGTATTATCCTATTCCCCAACTTCCAAAGCAGAAAATAGTAAGAACATATTACAAAGCTATTATCCAAATATTGTAAGAGGTAAAACAAAAAGTTGGATAGATGTGTATGTAATGAATAGGCTTGGCATGATTCAAGATGGTAAACCAGTTTATCCAGACTTTGTAAGTGATACACACATTGCAGAAGAAGAAATACCTATTGCTGCTGGTGTACCTCTTTATATCGGGATTGATTTTGGTCTTACTCCTTCTGCTGTGTTTGGACAGAAAGTTCGAGGGCGATGGTTATTACAGTCAGAGATTGTAGCTATTGATATGGGTATAGTTCGTTTTGCTGAACTTTTAAGACAGGAGATTGCTACACGATTTAATAGTCTTGATGTGTATATTTATGGTGACCCAGCTGGAGATTTTAGGGCGCAGACAGATGAGTCAACTCCTTTTCAAATACTACGAGGTGCTGGATTAAAAGCAACGCCAGCTCCTAGCAATAGCATAGACCTAAGACTTGAATCTGTTTCTTCACAACTTAATAAGATGGTAGATGGTAAATCTGGATTGTTGATAGATAGAAGATGTCCTCAGATTATTAAAGGATTTCAAGGTGGCTACTGCTATAGAAGAATGCAAGTATCTGGGGAAAGATATGAAGATAAACCTGAAAAAAATATGTATTCTCACATACATGATGCTTTACAATATCTGATGTTAGGTGCTGGAGAAGGACGAAGTTTGATGGCTGGACAAAAGCCTTTAGGAGCTTTCAATGCAAGAAAAGGCTTTGATTTATTTAAAAGACCTAGTATTAGTAGAAATAGAACCTTTTTTGGAAATGATTTAAGGAGGTAGATATGTGTTTTGGTGGTGGTGGCAGTCCTACTCCTGAACCTAGACAAGAGGTTAGAGAAGAGACAAAGCAAGCAAAAAAAGAAGAAGAAGAAGTAAAAATAAAAAATAGACAAGAAGCTCTTGAAAAAGAAGTGGAAACGTCTGCACCAGTTAAAACAAGTTTATTCTATGATACTGGAGGAACAGTCTTCAGGAGAAGAGTTGGTCGAGGTTCATTATTTACAAGTAGCCCAGGGGGTTCTGGTTTTCTTTCACAGGGTAGAGAACAAACACCTACAGGATTGAGAAGGTACTAATATGCATATTGGTATGCCAACAGAACCAAAAGCATTAGCTCAATATTATATGGAAAAGTTTGAAAAGGCGAAAGCTATTCGTCAACACTTTGAAGATGTCTATGATGATTGTTATGAATTCACTATGCCTATGAGAGAAACATTCAAGTCCAAGACCATAGGAGAACGTAGAGATGAAAAGATATTTGATGAAACTGCTGTCGTTGGAGTACAAGAATTTGCATCAAGACTACAACAAGGACTTGTCCCCAACTTTGCTCGTTGGGCTGATTTTACTGCTGGCTCAGAAATACCAGAATCAGAACGAGATGCAATCAACAATCAGCTTGAAGAAATAACTGAGTTTGTTTTTGAGATACTACAGAACTCAAACTTTGCACAAGAGGTTCATGAATCATTTATGGATTTGGCTGTTGGTACTGGTGTGCTTTTTGTTTCTGAAGGGGATGCTATTAATCCAATTACTTTTTCTGCTATACCATTACCTCATGTAGTTCTTGATGTTGGTCCAAATGATAATATTGACCATGTATATAGAGAAAGAAATGTAAGGTATTCTGATTTGCATATTTTGTTTCCTGATATTGAGTTGCCACAAGAGTTGCAAAATTCAATGATGGCTAGTCCTGACCAGAAAACAAAACTGTTAGAAGTTGTTTGTAAAGATTATTCAAAGTTGAATGAAGATGCTTTTTTATATGTATGTATTGAAACAGCAACAAAGACAGTTCTTAAATCAGAAGCGTTAACTGGTACTGGTAGTAATCCATATATATGTTTTAGATGGAATACATGTTCTGGTGAGGTGTATGGAAGAGGTCCACTATTTAATGCACTGAGTGCAATCAAGACTACTAATCTTACAGTAAAAGATATTCTTGAGAATGCTGCTATGGCAATAGCTGGTATATATCAAATGGATGATGATGGTGTTATAAACCCAGATACAATTAATCTTGTGCCAGGGACTGTAATACCAAAAGCACCAAATTCTCAAGGACTACAACCTATTCGACAAGCTGGTGATTTGAACTTTACTAATTTTATTTTGAGTGACATGCGTAATAATATTAAGAAAGCATTGTATAATGATATGCTTGGTAATCCAGATAGAACACCAGCAAGTGCAACTGAAGTTGCGGAAAGAATGGCAGACTTAAGTAGACGTATGGGTTCTGCTTTTGGAAGATTGCAAGCTGAAATGGTACAGCCAGTTCTAGCTCGTGTAGTTTATATTCTAAAGAAACAAGGTCGTATAGAACTGCCAACATTAAATGGCAGACAAATAAAAGTTAAGTCAATATCACCATTAGCACAGGCACAAGCAAACTCAGATATATCTGCTATAGCAAGATGGTTAGAATTAGTTGGAGGAGCATTTGGTCCACAAGTAGTTAATCTTTTGGTAAATAGTGAACAGACTGCTGCACATCTAGCTAAAAAGTTTGGTGTTCCTGATACGCTAATAAGAGATGTTGCTGAACGACAACAAATAGTTGCTGCTGCTCAACAGATGGCACAACAACAAATGCAACAACCACAACAAGCTATGGGTCAAGGAATGGAGGAAGCACCAAATGAACAAATCGCTGCAGAATGAAACAAAAGCAATCTCAAGTAGATTTGATGGATTTCCAAGAAATAAAGATGATGAAGATACTATAAGCCTTAACATGCATGCTTTATTCAACTCACCAGTTGGTAAAGAAGTATTAAAATATTTACGCAGTATAACTATTGAAGCAGTTCATGGTTCAGCAGTAACAGATGAAGTACTTAGACATGCAGAAGGTTCAAGGTTTATTGTAGGTGTTATTGAAAGACGAATAGCACATGGTGATAAAGTAGCAAGAGAGGATTAAAATGAGTGAAGACCAAATAACAGAAGAAAATGTTTCACGTGAAACAACAGTTGGACAACAAATAGAAACAAATAATACCCCTACAACCCCTACAACTCCTACAAGTGAATCAGCATCAACAGAAGAGCAGAGTGTTGAATCTATGGGAGAAAGACCAGCGTGGTTGCCTGAAAAGTTTAAATCAGCAGAGGATATGGCAAACTCTTACTCTCAACTTGAAGGTAAGTTAAGCCAGAAAGAAGATGATATAAAATCACAAGTAATGAAAGATTTGGAAATAGAAGCATATAAAGACAGACCTGAGAAGAAAGGTGATTATATATTACCAGAAGGTATTGATGATGAGTTAGCAAGAAGTAATGAGTTGCTTGAGTGGTGGGCTGACCAATCATTTGAAAATGGATATAGCCAAGATGAGTTTGCTGAAGGCATTGAAATGTATAAAAAAGCAATGAATATTGGCATGTCTGACCCAGAAGCAGAAATGAAAACACTTGGTGACAATGCAAAAGAAAGAGTACAAGCAGTAGAACTATGGTCAAATAAGTTCTTTACACCAGAACAACATGCTGAGATTGCAACATTATGTTCAACAGCCGAAGGTGTTAAGGCTATGGAAACTGTTATTAATGCTCTGAAAGGTAGCCAGTCTATAGGTGATACTGCACCTACTGGTCAACAAAATGAAGCTGGATTAAGAGAGATGATGAAAGATGAAAGATACTGGAGCATGACTAAACGTGACCCAAACTATGTTCGTCAAGTAGAAGAAGGTTTTCAAAAACTATATAACAAATGACATATATTCAGAAAGGACAGTTTGAGTTCAGACCATGTAAACTTTCTGATGTAGACCATCTTGTTAATAATCTAAGACTATCTGATGTTCGAGAATGTGCATTAGTTGGTGCATCTCCAGAGATGGCACTAGCTGTTCCTTTTATGGAAGATGGTGCAAAGGGATTCACTATAACACATAAAGGTACACCTATTGCTATGTGTGGTGTTACACCTCTTGATGATGTTATGCATGTTGGTAGAATATGGTTTCTTGGTACAAATACTGTTGATAAACATTGGCTTACTATCTTCAAACACAGCAAATTAATACTGTCATTTCTTAAGATAGACTATGATTTTGTAGAAAACTTTGTGCCACAAGACCAAATACAAACTATAAAATGGCTTGAAAGTATGGGATTTAATCAAGAAGAAGACCCATATTATTTTAATTCAACACCCTTCATTAAACTTTTCTATTGCAATTTAGACAATTTTGAGCAAAGAATTAGTAAGTCAAGACCCACTATGCACTAAGTGACCCCTTGTGGACAATCATGTTGAGGTGCAAAACGGACAATCAGCGACGTAATTGAAACTTAACAATGGAGCTGAATAATGGCAAATACAATTGATACAGCCTTTATTAAACAGTTCGAGTCTGATGTTCACATGGCATATCAGCGTATGGGTTCTAAACTAAGGAATACTGTGCGTACTGTTGGCAATGTGGCTGGAAGCGTAGTACGTTTTCAAAAGATTGGAACTGGCAGTGCATCTACTAAATCGAGAAATGGTATGGTGACACCTATGGAGCTTACACATACAACTGTGGAAGCAACCATGAGTGACTTCTTTGCTGCCGAATACATCGATAAACTAGATGAACTCAAAACTAATATCGATGAAAGACAAGCAGTAGCACAAAGTGCTGCGGCTGCTCTTGGTCGAAAAACTGACGAAATCCTATACACAGCGATGGACTCTGGAGCAAACTCAACTCAAATACATGACACAAGTAGTGCTGTTGAAAAGGCAGACTTACTTGCTTTATTTGAAACTTTTGGTACAGCGAACATTCCTGAAGATGGTGGTCGTTATCTTGCTATGCATCCAAAGGGATTTGCAGACTTATTCTTAATTAATGAGTTTGCATCATCTGACTTTGTTGGTGAGCAGAATCTACCATTCGCTGGTGGTATGACAATGAAGCAGTTTCTAGGCTTCAACATATTCTCAACTGCTGCAATTACTGCTGGTAAGAATATGGCTTATCATACTACTGCTGTAGGATTAGGCGTAAACTCTGATGTTTCCACAGAGATAAACTATATCCCTGAGAAAGCATCTCATCTTGCAACATCTATGATGTCAATGGGTGCTGTTGTTATTGATGACAATGGTATCTATGAAGTCTTAGATAATAACTAATAGGGGGAAATCATGGCTCTTGATATGAGTAAACTCACTAGATTAGCTGGTGGAAGTGGTGTCAACCTTTGGTATTATACATCTAATGATGCGTTATCTGTTGTGAGAGCAGCAAACTATTTTTCAACTGCTGATGCTACTGGTGGTGAAATGAATGGTCAATCTGCTCTTGGCATGATGAACGAGGGTGATGTCATACTAATATGTGATGCTAATTCAACACATAAAACTTTATCTGCAACTGTTGTTAAATCTGTATCTGCTACAGCTATTGACTGTGGTGATGGTTCTGATTTAAGTACCGCAGATAGTGATTAAGGATAGGGGGAGAAATCCCCCTACTCTAATATGGCAGTAGTAAGTACCAAATCAGATACAGCAATTGACATTTGTAATAGAGGTTTAATCTTTATTGGAGCAGAACCTATTACATCTTTTGATGATGGAACAACTGAAGCAAGAGTTGCTGCAAATATTTATGAAGATGTTGTTCAAACATCTTTGACAAATGCTCGATGGAGATTTGCAACCAATCAAGAAGCTTTAAATAGATTAACTGATGCACCAACAGCACGATTTGATTTAGCGTATCAGCAACCAAATGATACATTAATTATTCATGCAATCACAGTTAATGATAATCCAATAGAGTATCAAATATATGGTGATATGATTTATGCAGACACTACTACAACAGATACAGTAGTTGCAGATTATACATTTAGACAACAAGAGCAATTTTTCCCAAGTTATTTTGTAATGGCAGTTGCTTATGGATTAGCACAAGTATTTGCTACATCAATAGCCAGAGATGGCTCTCTTACTCAAACAATGGCAACATTAGCTGATGCTGCTATGAGAAAAGCAAGAAGTGTAGACTCACAACAACAAACATCAAGAAAACTTATAACTGGTCGTTTTGTTCAGAATAGGAGATAGGAATGAGAAAGCTAAGAGTTCCTTTATCCAACTTTCAGTTTGGTGAAGTTAGTCCGTCACTTATATCGAGAACAGATTCAAAAGTATATTCAAGCTCTGCACAAAAGGTAGAAAACTTTTTTCTTAGAGCTGAAGGTGGAGTTATAAAAAGAGCTGGACTTAGCAATATACATGAGTTTGATACAACTGTTGATACTTCTAAAACTCAACAGCATAGAATAATACCTTATATATTTTC